ATGCGGGTGGGCTTGGGAATGAGCCATTCGAGCCACTTCACGCCCGCGAGGAACACGGCCAGCACGGGCCAGAACTTGATCGCCAGAATCGCGGCGGCTGCGATAAGTGCCAGCCATGTCACGTTACCGAGCAACGTGGCCCACCACGGGGTAACGTCCTTGACTTTCGGCAGAGCGGTCTGGACCTTGCCAGCCTCAATCTGAATGTCACGGGCGTTCTGGGCAATGCCCTTGACGTGGCTAGCAGCCTGCTCATGCTCGGCCACCAACGGGGCGAGGGCTTCGGTGTGGGCGATGATGCCAGCCGCGAGCGTCTGCGTGTTGCCAGCGGCGCGGGCGATGTCCTTTGTGCCCGAGGTGCAACCGATGCAGAACACGACCGCGATCAGGGCGAACACGGCGAACGCACCAATGGCGAGCCTGCTGGCGATGTGGCGTGTGTCTTTGTTCATGGGCGGTTCCACCTCTTGTTGAGCGTGTCAGCGATGCGGACGAAGTCGTGCTTGTCGTTCCAGTCGCGCTTCTTGTTGTTGTCGCCGCCGAGCCAGAGAATGACGTCGATGTCCTTCTCTTGGATCAGGTCGAGGTTCGATTTCCAGAACTGGTTGGCGACGAGCGATCCGCCGACGTCGCGGACGCTGGGGTGAAACTCCGGACAGAGGAACGCGATCACGGGCTTGCCGAGACGCTTCGCCTCGTCGATCATCGGTCCCGCCCACTTGCGGTAGGCGGGGAACTCCCAGGTGTTCGGGTAGAGCGAGGGGCAGGTGACGGTGAACGGCGCGAGCAAGCCGCGTGGTCCGGCGTGGAAGTCGTTGCTGGCTTTCCAGTCCCGCATCCGTCGCTGATACTTGGGGTCGCGGTCGAGGATCAGGTCGTTCGTCGCGTCGCCGGGAGCGAACGCGTAGAAGCCCATCTCGCCGGTGAACCCGCCCTCGCGGTACGCCGCGGCGACGGAGTGGATGAACTCCACGTCGTCCAGCACGGCGCTCATGGAGTAGACGCGGAGGTCGAGCATGATCGGACGGTTGACGCCAAGTCGCTCGTCCCATCGCTCTTCGATGTTGACGATGAGCGGGCGGTCGTTCGCCAGCGTCGCCGCCTCACGCCGGCAGGCGTCGAGATCGACGAAGCTCATGTCGATTGCGCCGTCCTTGCGACGCCTCGGCCACCACGTCCGGTTGACCTGATGGATTGGAGCGAAGCCCGAGGGGTCGGGCTTGTTCGCCATGTCCAGCATGTCGTACATCACGGTCACGCGTAGTAGTCTCCGGTGCCGCGGGCGACCGCTTCGGCCAGTGTGATGCAGCGGTACTCGCCCGACTTAATGAGCGGGTACGCCCGGTTCGTCACGGCGAGCATGTTCGCGTTCTCCTGCGAGCGGTTGGCGTGGCCGTAGAACACGGCGAGACCGGCCTGTTCGTCAAGGATGTCGAGCGTCGCCAGCGAGACCGTCGCGCCGTAGGGCGTGGCGTGCTGCACGTCGAGGCAGTCGAGGTGGTTGGTGAACGACGACTGCTCGGCGCTGGTGCTCGTGTGCGAGATGATGTCGATGCCGTTCTCAAGAAGCAGATCGCGCTGGTCCGGTGTCATGTTGCCCTGGTGCGACGCGTAGATCCGCGAGCCCTGCTCGAAGCCGTTGTCCTGGAGCCACGCCATCGCGGGATAGATGTGGTACTTCCAGAAGTCTTCGGCCGAGACCTCGCGCTGCTTGTAGTACGGGCCGGACGTGTCGCTGTCGCGGCGATCGCCGAGGAACTTGTTCCAGCCGTGGTTGCCGATCATGTGGCCCGACCGCTGCATGGCGATGAGATCGGCCTTGGTCGCGTAGCCGGACTGTCCGACCATGCGGGGATGGACGTGGAAGTTGCCGCGGATGCCGTGCTTGTCGAACTCCTTGGCGGTGAGCACGCAGTTCGCGTAGCCGTCGTCGTCGCGGAAGGCGATGAACTTCTGCCGCCCGTCGTTGATGAGGAAGTGCATCGAGTCGAGCGTCATGTAGCAGGTGTTGCTCGCGGTCGGCTGGCAGTAGAGGCGGAACCACTTGATCCGCTTGAGGTCGATCGAAGTGCCGATCGTCGCCGCGGTGGGCTGGGCGTAGCAGATGTTCCAGCCGGGTCCACAGACAGCCGACGAGTCGAACTGCTGCCAGTTCGCCATCGTGATGTTGGTGTTGACGTTGTTGACGTCGGTGAGGCCGAGCGTGAGCTTGAAGACGGGACCGCTCTGGACCTGCTGCTGGGCGGGATCGACGTAGACCATCGCGCGGATGGTCGGCATGATGTTCGTGCCGCCGGTGATGTCCACCGGGTTTGCCGTGTAGTCGTACCGAAGTTCCGACGACGTGCCAGACAGCGACGTTTGCTTGATCGAATAGGGCAGCGACTCGCCGCTCTGGACTTCACCCGATCGGCAGTTGACGAAGTCCTTCTCGATCGTGCCGCTGATGGCGACGGCGGCGGACGCGTTGATGAAGTCGAACGGCAAGACGTGCGAGCATCGGAACCCAGCCTTGCGGATGCCGCGCGGCGTCGAACGCTGACGGAACTGGAGCTGGGGCGACAGCTTGTAGGGGTTGTTCTCGACGCGGAAGACGCCGCGCTGGACGTTGGAGATCGACGTGCCGACCGTCACGGCGACGGCGCGGTACTGGTCCATCGTGGGGACAACGAGCACGCCGCTTTCGGTCATGAAGCCGAGGATGACGTGGTCGGTCTGTTCGTCGTTGCGGCCTTCGATGCGGAGGAGCCCGTCGCCGCTGAACTCGGCCCGGATCGGAACGGTGGACTCGGTCGCATTGCTGCGAACCCAGTTCCCGGTTCCGGGGGCGGTGAATCGTGCGGCGAGGATCATGTGGTAGCTCCTAGTGAAAAAAACCGCCTCCCGTTTCCGGGAGGCGGTTCGGATTACAGGTCCTGCGAAGTGTCGCCGCACATCTCGCCAGTCACTAGAACCCAGCCGTTGATGGTCAGGGTGCGCGTCGACGCGACGTCGTCGCTGGTGGCGAAGTTGAGCCGCAGAACGGTCGCGGTCGACTGCCCGTTGAGGTAGCCGAGACGGGCCGAAGACCGGGCCGCGATCGGACCGGCCGCGCTTGCGGCCATCGCCGCTGCGGTGGACGGAAGGAAATCCACTTCCGTCGAAGTGAGAGTTCCGTTGTCAACGCCAGCGGCGGTGCTGCCAATACCAACCACAAGGTTGGCGGCGGTCAGCGACGCGCCATCCGCCGCGATGGTCTTGAGACGCATCGTGACGCACGTGAGGTCGTTGAGGCCGATGGGGAAGGTGCAGAGCGTGATCGATCCGGACGCGATCGAGGCGCTCGTGCGAAGCAGCGTCACCGTCGCGTTGGTGAGCTTGATGAGGTACTGGAACTTGTTGGCGGGCGCGACGTCGATGGTCACGCCGGCGGAAGTGGTGGTGGGGACGTCGTTGTTCATCTTCGGACGACTGACGACAATCGTCGGATTTCCTGAAAGGCTCATGGGGTTGCTTCCTTGTTGGTGTGCGTGTGGATCAGGCGCTGATGACTTCGATCGAGCCCACCAGGTAGGTGTCGAGCGGGTCGAAGCCGATGTGAGCGGACACGACGACCATGTCGCTCTGGTACTCGATCAGGTAGTCCGTCTCGACATCGATCGGGCCGACCTGACGCATGCCGACGGGCGCGGTGCCCTCGGGTCCGCGGAAGACCGCGACAGCCACGGGCTCGCCAGCGTTGTTGGCGTTGGTGCCGTAGGAGTAGTTGCCCCAGTACTTCGACGGGTAGCCGGTCGCGCCCGACGCCGAGTTGATGTTCGACGTGCGGATGCGGTCGGTGCCGGGAACGACGTAGATGTCAAAGTTGGCGATGCGGCCGATCGCCGAGCGCTGGATGTTGTTGACCGACTGGTCCTGAGCGAACCGCTGGTCGAACAGGGTCGTGTCCTGCTGGAGCGCCAAGGCGGCGCCGGGAGTGATGTAGAGCTTCGCGCCGTCTTCGGGGAGATCACGCTGACGGGCGAGGAGGCGGAGGTTGTCGATCTGGGCACGAAGAGCCGCGCCGCCGTTGGCCGTCGCGGGGAACGCGCCGCCCGTGTTGTAGACGCCCGTGGCGTTCGTCACCTGCACGCGGTTTGCGCCAGCGTGGAGCTGGAGGTTGCCGTTGCTGTCGGTCGGGGCCGTGGTCTGCCGCGACGCCTTGTGCAGCGCGAGGAAGGCCCGGCGATCGATCTCGCGCATGGTCTCGTCAACCGCGCCCTGAACGACGGGACGGAAGGGCTCGAACTCCGAGATCCGGCGGAGGTGCTTGGGGATGTAGTGAGCGAGCGAGATCGGGCGGTCGTCCAGCTTGATCTCGATCTGCTGGAAGCCGTAGGCCGAACCCTGCAAGCGCGAGCCGAACTCCATCGCAATGTCGGGACGCGGGGTCCACGCCTTGCGGAAGAAGACGCTGTTGGTGCCGGACGACTCGACCTTGCGGAGAACCGCCTGGCTGTCGTTGGCGAGGATGGGGGCCGTGCGGAAGGCTTCGGCCACCATGGCGCTGCCTTCTTTGCGAAGCGTGAGATTGAAATCGTCGGTTCCGCTTCGGAGGAAGGGAACGGTGGAAATGGACATGGGATGACTCCGTGGTTGATTGCGTCAGTGAGAACCGCTTTCAGCCTCGAAGTCCGCGCGCAAGGTGTCGATCACGAGTCGCGGGCCGTTTCCGGGTGTCCGCGAATCGATCTCGGCTTGAACTGGACTGTCGGCTTGGTCGTCGTCGCGCTCGCGGCCTCTCGGCTGTGCTGCGACGAAACCGGAAACCGCCCGCCGACATTTCTGCCGGCGGGTCGGTAGGAGGAACGGTGGCTCGGTTGTTTATGTGGTGGGCGTGACCGGCTTGCCGTTCGTCTTGGCTGGCTTCTCCGAAGACTTCTCGCCGAGCTGCTTCTGGAGCTCTTCGACCTTGGCCCGGAGTTCTTCGGTCTCGCTGGTGATGCCGTTGCTGTTGGGGAGCCGCGACCACGCATCCTCAAACGCGTTCTGGTCGCCAGCGCCGTAGCCCTGACAGAGAATCGAGTTGGTGGGCCCGTGCTTGATCGACATGCGGATCTTGCCTGCGTGCTGCCCGTTGCCGATGAACGACGAATCGACGACCAGCTCGCGGTCGCGGAGAATCGATGCCTGCGAAGCGGTGATGAAATGGGTAGCCATGTGGTGTCCTTACTGCAACTTTTCGAGAACGCTCTGGGGAGTGGCGCGGAAACGGGCTTCGGCTTCTTGATCGCCCTTGCGACGCCGACGCATCACGTCGATCAGCTCTTCGGGCGACGAGATCGGACGCGGCGCCGTGACCATGCCGCCGGAAACCAGCGGGGCGATCTTGTCGGCCCCGGTCTTGCGGTCGTACATCGATCGCATCTCAAGGGCCGCACCTTCCCACAGGTCGGGGTCTTTGAGGCGACGGTCGAGATCGGCGACGACCTTCTCGGGGAGCGTCTTTACGAACTCCATCACGGTCGCGGCCTGAGTGTCGCCGCCCATGATCGAATCGAAGCGGGTCTTGACTTCGGTCTGGAACTTGACGTGGGCCTCGTTCCTGAGCTTGAACGCTTCGTGGGCGGTCGAGAACTGGTCGTCGATGACCTTCTTGGTCGCGCCTGGGATCGCCTTCTTGATCGCCGCGTAGTCCGCGTCCGAGAGCTTGCCGTCCTTGGCAAACTTCTCAGACACGGCTTGGAGGTCAACGCCTGCGGTCTTGAGGATCGTGCCGTAGTCGGCGTCGTCGCCGTACTGCGGGGCGGCCGGCGTCTCGGCGGGCTTCGCCGCCGGGTTGCCCTGGACGTGGTTGTAGAACGCGACGGCGGCGTCTCGGCTGGCGAACGTGCCGCCTTCGCCGTACAGGACCGTCTTTTCGGGGAGCGGGACGCCGCGGCTGCTGAGAAGTTCGCCGAACCCCTTCTGGAACGCGGTGTCGTCCGCGAACTTGCCCGCGATCAAATCTGGCTGCGGCGGTGCCGCTACCGGCGTCGGTGCGGGTTGCACCGGCGCGACTGCTGATTCTGCCATTCCTAACTCCGTTCACTACGCCGGTTGAAGAGCCTGCTGAGCACCTTGCTCGGCGATGGTTCCCGCCGACTGGATCATCTGCTGAGTCGCCTGCTGGCGGGCCATCGCCTGCTCTGCGGCCTGACGCTCACGCGCCATCGTCTCACGCGACTTGATGAGTCCGGGCGCGTCGAGCGACTGCATCCGAACGATCATGTCGAGGAGGATGTTGTGGTCGATCCGCTGCATGATCTCGGGGTTGAACTGCGCGACCTTGGCGACGATGTCCATCGTTTCGAGTGTGGTGGCGAGCTTCTGGCGACGACCAATCGCTTCTAGTCCGGTCGTCGTGCTGATCTGCGTCACGCTCTGGAGGTCGGCGTGGATGAGCCGCTGGACCCGCATCTCGTCAAGCAGAGCGGCCACAAGCGGGATCTGGTTCTCGTCGCCGATCGCGGAGAAGACGCCGCCGGTCAAGCCCTGCAACTGTTCGAGCATGACCTTCCAGCCGAAGCTGTGACGACCGGCCTCGCCTCGGGGGGCGCTGTCGCCCTCCAGAAGCATCGCCTGCCCGAGCGACTTCGCCAGCCGCTCCATGACGACGTTGACGATCTGGAAGTCGGGCATCTTGTCGACCTTGAGATAGCCGACGTCCTGCACGACGCCGCCGATGACTCGGCCGTCGACGACCACTTCGCCGGACCGCTTCTTCTCGAAGTTCTTGGGGTCCATCTGGCTCTGCGAGTCGAGGACCGGGTTGATCATCGAGGCTGCGGCGGCGAAGTCGAGCGTGCGGCCGGTCAGAATGTCGAACGCCGCGAGATCGGCCTGATTGAGCTCGATGAGCCCGCGGCCGTAGTTCTCGCCCGGAGGCAGCTCGTAGGCGGTCGCGTAGTAGCGGCTGTGACGGTGCTCGGCCTGGCCGATCTCTTTGCCGTTGATCTCTTGGGTGACGACCCACTTCCGCGTGATCGGCTGGAACTCGATCAGCGTGAAGAGGTCGACGTCCTCGGCGTTGTCGTCGAACTTGACTTCGGCCTTTTCGATCTGCTGCGGGGTCAGCGATTGCGGGCCGACCTTCTCACAGGTGATGAAGCGGAGCACGGCGCCGCTGCCGTCGCGCTTGGTGACGTACTGGTCGCGGCGGAAGACGCGGATGCGGAAGTCGCTGGTCAACTGTTCCAGCGTGTCGCCGGTGATGATGCACTGGTCGATCGACACACGCTTCTGCGAACGGAACGACCGCGCGAACCCGGCGCCAGCGTGGCGGATGTGTGCCGACTCCAGCAACGCCATCGCCTTCAACTCTTCGACGAAGAGCATGTCGCGGATGCGCTGGTACTGGTCGGTCGGGTAGGCGTAGCGGAGCTTGGGAGCAAGGTCGAGCGAGAAGAACGGCTCGCCAGCGGGGTAGAGAATCGCACCCATCTTGCCGCTGAGGTTCGTCACGCCCATCTGAGCGATGGATGTGTACGACTGCTCCATCGACTCGTTGTCGGTTTGACCGATCGGCGGCAGGAACCACGGCTTGCTGTGCGCGGCGCACCAGCGGGCCCGGTCCAGAGTCGCGGAGCGAGCGTTGTGCTCGTTGCTCCAGCGGTCTGCGATTGTCTTGGATGGCATGGGTTACTTGGGGATGAAGAGGCCCGTGCCTGGGGTGTCCTGGGGTGTGATGATGAACGACTCGGTGCCGCGACGACGGCGGGCGCGGCCGGCGGCGTCGACCGCGGCGGCTTCCTGACTGGCGACCAGCCGGGACGCGGCGTCGGATTCGTACTGCGAACGGTTCCGCTCAAGGCGTGCGGCGATCTCGTCGGGGTCGGGCCCCTTGGGGACTCCGAGCCCGAGCGTGCTGAGGCTGTCGTTGACGAAGCTCATTTGAGGTTCCTCAGAAATGCCCGGATGTCGGACGCGACCGAACGCTTGCCGGATCGCCACAGGTACTCGTTGGGGTTTGCGACGGTCTCGGGCTTGACCTCGACCAGTTCGTACCGATCTTCGATCCACGCCGCGACGGCCTCAAACTGACTTGCCGAAACACCCGGAGGCAGCGTCGAAGACGGCCTCGTGGATCGCGGTTGGCTTGATGTGCTCATAGAGGTCCTTGCAGGTGACGACCGATCGCGGCACGTCGATCCCGCAAGCGATCAGGTACTCGGACACGCGGTCGACGCAGTTGTTCACCCGCGGCAGTCGCCCGCCCGAGTAGAACCGAGCCAGCGACGCCGGCACGAGCCACGTCTTCGTTTTTGGGTTGGTCGGCCAGTCGATCGGGTTGATCGGACGTGGGCACGGGACCACTACCGCAGTCAGAAGCCACGGGTATTTCTCAAGAACAGCGTCGTAGCGACGGACGCCCTCGTCCCGGTAGCTCGGGTCGAAAACGCCACGCCGATCACCGACCATGCAGTGCGCGGCCGGAAACCGGGACAAGAGCCGGGTCAAACTGTCTGGAAACCGAAAAGGGTGCCCGCCGGTGAAAAACACGGTCAGTCCCAAAACCGTAGAGTCCCGCATCTAGAAACACGCCAAACATAACTCAAACACTAGGAAAAGAAGTAGGTCGATTTCAGCACTTCTTCGACGTTGAAAGTGCCCCGTTCCGGCGGATCGTCGATGCGAAGGTGGGGGTACTTGCCGCGCCAGTACCGGACGGCCATGTCCAGTGGTCGCATGTCACGATGGAGGGTGACGAACGTCTCGCGGGCGATCGGGCCGAGTTGGTTGCCGTGCTGGGCGTGGGTCTTGTAGCAGTCGTGGACGCCGGCGAACGCGATCCCGGCTTGGCCGCAACGGTGGGCGGTCATGAACAGGTGCGTCGAATCGACGCTGTGAATGAAGTTAGGAGCGCACGCCGTCGATTGCTTCTTGGGGTGCGGCGGCACGGCGTCGAGCCGGATCCGTAGCCGCCCCATCTTCGTCGTGATCGTCGCCATGCGGTCGCGCTTGTAGGGCTGGACCACGGGGAACCCCAGCGGCGTCACCCAGTCGACCAGGTGCCCGTCCTCGGCGATCGTCTTGGCCGTCTTCTTGAGGTGTTCCATGTAGGCACGAGCCCGCTCGAACAGCGTCCCGATCGCCTCCATCGTCGTGTTCGCCAAGAGCACGCTCGCCTTGAACGTCTCGTCTTTCTGGAACCCCGACTCCTTGATCTGGTCGTAGACCTGCTCGCGGGCGCCGATCGCGGTCACGCCGTACACGGTCGTCATGGCGGGCTGCTTCACCACGTCGTCGTCGACGATCTCTCGGAGCCGCTGGGCAAGCGGATGGTCCGACGCGGCCAAGAGCCCGCGGACCTTGACAGCGATGTCGTTGTACGGCCGGTTCGGTCGCTCGCCGTCGTAGAGGTTCGAGAGCCGGGCGCCGACCTCGTCACAACTGATCGCCGAGTAGTTCTGGAGCCCGTTGAAGGTGCCGTCGACGCCGTACATCAGGTGGGCGGCTCGTTCGGGGTTTCGGAGGGCCATGCACGCGGCGAGGAACTGGAATGGCTTCTTGGCCCCGAGCCACCATCGCTCGTCCAATGGCTTCTCCGCCGACTTGAGGATCATCGCCAAGTTGTCGTAGGTCCACTGGATCCGCTCGTCGAACGGGAGCTTGTCGAGACCGCCGTGCTTCCAGAAGTTCGCGGCCTGAATCGCCACGTTCTTCATGCCTTCGGAGTCGCACGGGACGCCCTCGGCGAACTCAAGGAGCCCGCGGGGGATGTCGTTCCCGTGATGGTTGAGGTACATCGGGATCGGGTAGGCCCGCTGGCGCCAGTCGCACTTGTGGGGGAAGTAGAGCTTCGGCCAGTGTCGGACGGCCTTGGTCATGCCGTCCAGGTACTCGTAGAGGCGACGGTGTCCGAGTTCCTTCTTGTTGAACGAGTGGATCTTCGCCGCCTCTTTCTTCCAGAGCTTCTTCGCCTCCGCCTCCTCCGGGCAGGGCTCGGGCTCCACGTCGAATCGGTGGGGGAGACCGGCGATCGCGCCGCCCTCCTTGTAGAGCTGGGCGACGACGACGGCCATCTCGGGGTTGACCCGCATGGGCGTGGCGCCGAGCGACGCCAGGCACTCGTGGAAGTGGTCGAGTTTGTCGCCGGCGTCGCGAAGGGCGTCGCGCTGTTCACGGGTCGCGTTGGCGATGACGGGCGTGCGGAGTTCGGTGTAGCCTGCACGCGTCGCGCCTTGGCCCTTGAACGGCGGGACGACCATCGGGTGATAGACAGGCCGACAGTGGGCGATGGTCTCGTGGTCCTTCTCGACGGCGGACAGAACCCGCTCGTCCAAATAAACGATCGGCTTCGGCCTTCCAACTGCCCGCCCATGCCGGTCCACCTTTGTCACTGTCTTGTGGTGGAACGCCAGCTTGAACGGCTTCTCGTCGTAGCCGCCGGCGCACGCGTTCTTGACGACGCACCAGAACAACTCCATGCCGATGTGCATGAGGACGGCGCGGTCGTAGATCGCGTTCTCGTCGTTGATCTTGGCGAACCAGTTCACCTTCTCGGCGGTGAGCTGGTACTTCTTCTGGTAGTGCCCGAGCTTCTTGAACAGGTGGGTCCGCTTCTCCTTGGACCACAGGGCCATCTGTGCCTCGGCCAGCACCTCGCGGCCGATCGCGTTCACGATGACGTGCTTCGACACGCCCTCGGGCTCGACGGCGCAGCGAGAGAACATGACCCGCATCACGATCGACGCGAGCTTCTTGGCGCTGAGGATCAGGAACACGGCGCCGTAGTCGCGGTGTCCCGGTCCGGCGTTCTGCCCGCGGCGGAGCTTCGCCTGGGTGCGGCGGATCTCCAGTGCGACCGGCAGATACCAATGTGCGAGCCATCGCTGTCCGGGCGGCAGCGCGTGGGCGTCGCCGCGGCCTTCGGACTTGCGACGCTCCTGCCGGTATCGCTGGATCCCGAGAGAGACGGCCTCACGTTCGAGGCCGATCTGTTCATGCCACTGCGTTCCCGCCAGTAGCGGGCTCGTCGTCACCATCCGTCACCTCCAGTTCGCCAGCGAACACTTGATCGATCACGTCCAACACGTCGCGTAGGTGGAAACTGCCCGACCGCGAGATCAGAACCATCCGCGGCACGCCGTACTTGGCCCGGAATCGGGCGAGCGACTTCACGTTCTTCATGCCCATGAGGTCGGCGGCCTCACTCATGTTGAGCACGAGCGGGGCGGGCTTCCCGCTACGGAGCATCGGGTGATAGGGGAGTCTGGTCGTCTCGTTCATTGTGCGTCTCCTTGCAGCAGTCCGGGCATCATGCCTCCTTGTGTGTGTTCTCGATGGCGGCGGCGAGGGCTCGCGTCACGGCTGCCATGCATGCATCCCAACCGGCGATCAAATCCTGGTCCACGAACCGGCCCGGCATCTCGGGCAGCACCACCCGCACCTTCGCGGGGGTTGCGGCCTCCAACTTCGCCACGCGACCGCCCACCGCGCTCAGCCGCTCGCCGATTCGGCTCACGCGATCCTGCATGTACGTGACGGATTTGGCGATGTCGTTCATGCGTTCCTCCAACGTCTTTATGGGAGCCGCAAGACTCGTTGCGTCTTTGGCGATGCTGTTCATCTTCTCCTCCAACCGCTTCACCGTCGCGGCGAGGTCGTCCGCTGCCGTAACCATCACGGTTTCGACAGGGCCGTGCCGCTTGGTGATGACCGGCTCCGGCTTGGTGATGGCGTAGCCCATCCTCGCAATCGCATCGTGCGCCATCCAAGATGGAATCGGCTCCCACGACGCACAGTTATCCTGCCACCGCGAATAGCCTTCCGCCCTGATGTGGCGGTGTTTGCCGTCGCGGTGCTGTAGCAACTCAAATTCGCTTACGTGTGCCGTCCACGTATCCCCATCTTGCACGTCGATCGTCTTCATGCTGCCACCGTCCTTTCAATGTGTCCCTTGATCGCCTCGTACACCTTCTGCGGGTCGATCGCCTCGCCGTCGATGAGAATGAACGACGACTGGTCGTTGTTCTTCGATAGTTCCAGCCGTCGCTCCCACCGGTCGAGTGCCGTGTACGCCGTCGAGTGGTTCGGGCGCCGCATCGCCCGAGCGATTCCGGGGAACGACAGCCTGGTAAGATTCACGGCCAGCGCCACGACCATCTCTCGGGCGGCGACGACTTGGCAAGACCTGCTGCTTGAGTGGAACTCCTCGAACGTAACGCCGAGCGTGCCACAGACTGCGCCGACGATGTCGTTCATCGGGACGTTGGGGTTGTTCGATCGGTCTCTCATTTGGGCTTCTGTCCGTTCCGCCGCTTGTAGTCCATCGCCCTCAACTTGGCGTCGTGGATTTTCTCGGTGTAGGTGTTTTCCCCCGTGCTTTTCACGGCATCGCCTATGCAGGTAACACACAACTTGCGGGTAGGGCTGTCGAGGGGTCCGAAACATTGGGGGCACTTACTCACCGATCACCTCCTCTTCCCAGCCGCCGCCGTGCTTCTTGGGCTTCGGCTTCATCGCCCGGAACAGCACCGGGAACATGCTGGCGGCAACCTTGATCTTCACGCGAGCATCGTCCTCCCAGAACCCCTTGACCTCGTGAGCCTCTAGCGTGCCGTCCGCGAGTTGCACCAGGAAGTCCGGCGTGTACCGCGTGTCCTTCGCCAACTTAAACGTGACGGCCTCGTACCAGAACCCAATCAACTCGCCAGCGGCCTTGCGAAGTTCGAGCGTGGCGGCGTATGCGGCCTCGGTCTTGTTCATCGTGCCGGGCGTGCGGCGTGTGCGTCCGCGAGCCATGACGTTGTGTGGGAATCTGCGGTTCATGTTCATCCCTCGTTGAGTTCCGCGCGTTCATCGCGGTCCTTGCGTTCTGCGAAGTCCTCTTCAAGCAACACGCGGAGTTTGGCGAGTGCGCGTTTCTCAGTCTGGATGACCGCGTTCTTGCTGATGCCAAGGATGCGGCCAACCTCGCGGCAGGAGCGGATCGGGGCGGTGAGTGGGTCGCGGTCGGTCACTTCTTCCCCCCCGCCGCGTCTTCGGCGGCTTGCTTGGTGGCGGCATCCTTCTGCTCAAGGCGGGCTTGCAGGTCGGATGCGAGTTGCGGCCATCCCATGTCGCAGAGAGCGTCGAGAACGTGCGTGCGCTCGCCCGCCGCGAACTTCGCACGCTCGGCGGTGAGTTGCTTTACCTGCTCTTGAAGCTCGTCGCCCCGATGGCGGATTCGTTCGGCAACCTCTTCGATGTCGCCACCGGACCACGCCCAATTCGGACCCGCGACACCACCCCACGCGAGTAGCATGGCCCGTTCTGCCCTCTGACGCTCGGCAGTGAGGGCGGCGGCGTGGTCGCTGTACCGCACCCACATGCCTTGCTCATGCTGAACAACCAAATCGCTAGTCACCAAGTAACGATCAACGCTCATCCGCCGCTCCTTTCGCTCGCCGTCGCCCTGCCATCCATCCACTCAATCAACTTCACCTTCACCTTCGCCATGCCGCTATCGAAATGGCGTGCGACTTCGTATTTACTCATGCCCAACTTCGCGCCAATTTCCGCGAAGGTCATGGGCTTGTTCGCGGCGATTGCCGCGTGTGCGGGGTTGCGCTCGGGGCGTAGGCGGTTGCGGCGGGTCATTGGGTGCCTCCATTTGCCGCAAACAGAACGCCCTGCGCCGCCGCTGCCGACAGTCGCCGCTCGCTCATTGCGACGTACTCGGGATTCAGTTCAATG